AAGCATATGGCAGAAGAGGCATCAGCCAAACCAGCCAGCTTGAACGAATTCTTGTGCAAGCAGTTGAATATCTATGTATCGGCAAACTCAGCATGGGTTGATCGTAGGTTCTGGGATGAATCTATTGAGCCAATGCCAAAAGAAGAACCTGAAGCTATTTTTATTGCATTTGACTTGGCCCATAGTCGAGATTTGAATGCTATTTGTACTTTGCGTAGATATGCAGAAGACAGGTTTTATGCCACATTTATGTTCTTCTTGCCAGAAGATTCAATTGATTTAATACCCAACCATTACAAATCAATCTTCTATCAAGCCAAAGAATCTGGTATTTTGCGCTTTACACAAGGTAATGTGACCGACCTAAATGAGATTGAGAATTACGTTAAGCAACAATGCGAATCCTTTCCTGTGAAAGAAATTGGGTTCGATCCCTATAATGCTGCGGCATTAGTTGCCAACTTATTCTCACATGGATTGCCTGTTAAAAAGGTTGGGCAAAGTATGGCGGTGTTATCTAACCCATCCAAAACAGCCGAACAGTTAATATTAAAGAAAGCAATTAAGCATGATGGCAATCCATTTATTGGATGGCAGCTAGGAAATTGCGAATTGTATGTTGATGTAAATTCAAATGTGAAAGTCAGAAAGAATGAAGCCGATCCATCTGCAAAGGTTGACGGTATCATTTCTATGATAATGGCGTTACACTGTCACCTAGATAATGTATTCGTCAGTGAATCACATGGTTTCAGATCATTAGAATGGTAAAACGGAGAATTTATGGGCATTTTCGATAAATTTAAAAGCAAAAAGGTTGATGAAAGCAATAGTCTTTTTGGGCAAACTGCGCTCGGAAATAATATTGTTTATCAGGCTTCAAACACTAAACAACCGACAAATACCCAGATTCTCTATGTAACCACCAGCAGTGCAACAAATGCTGGTCGACCAGTTGATATGTCGATGTTGACGCGCAATTCGACTGTTATGTCTTGCGTTGCAGCAAAAGCACGGGCGCTTGCTCAACTGCCAATAAAGGTTATGTGCCAAACTGATGATGGTGCATATCATGATGCGGTTAAGTCTCCAGATGTTGGAGCCAGAGATAAAACAAAAGCACGCCAAGTTGCTAATTTGTTGAATCAGCCAAATAACTTCCAATCAACTTATGAGTTTTGGTATCAGTATTTGATGTGGCACGAACTTGCTGGTGAAGTGTTTGTGTTGTGGTTCAGGAAAGATCAAGAGAGTTCAACTCAGACACCTTTGGAAATGTATGTGTTTGATTCAACCTTGATTGCCACCACAATCACGGCAACACGTTACCCAAGCTATCGCTTGTCAACTCCGTCTTATGGATTTAGCCGCGATGAGCCACTTGCAGCCCATCAGGTAATGCATTTGATGGATATGCCTTGGCAGGGTAGTGCATCTTTCAATAAAGGCATCCTTGCTGCTGAATTGGTTGGTCTGGATCAGGATATTGATTTGTATGCCAACTACGTTATGCAAAATGGCGCAAAACCATCAGGTATGTTTGTCACTGAACAAGTTATTCCTGATGGCAAATACAAAGAAATTGCTTCTCGCTTAAAAGAAGCTTGGTCAAATATGACTGGAAGCCGCCAAAGTGATCCAAGCAAGCCCGGTCAAGGTATGTTGCTTGACCAAGGCATGAAGTACACACCTTTGAATATGCTTAACTTGCAAGATGCTGACGCAAAAGAGTTAAAGCATCAAACCATGAAACGTATTTGCGGTTTGTTTGGCGTTCCTCCAGCAATGATTGGAATTGCAGATCAGAAATACAATAATACTCAAACAGTAATGGATGAGTTTTATAAATCTGCCATGTATCCATTGATTGTGAATATCCAGCAAAAGCTAAAACAGCATTTGTTTCCCGGATACCCATCATTGTCAATTGAATTTGATACTCGCAACTTTCTAAAAGGTGATCCGTTGTCACAAATGAATTTTGTAGTTGCTGGCGTGGGATCAGGCATAATGACACCCAATGAAGCCCGTGAATATATGGGTATGAAAAATATAGACAATGCTGATGAATTGATTAGTGGAAAAACTGCTCCATTGCCGGGTACATCCCCGCAAGATACTGGTGGTGGCGGTGGTCAGCAGCGTAATAAAATGAATCTGGGCAAATAAATTGTCTTTTTTCGAAATAGTGGTAGCATCACTTGCAATATATAAGCCAAATACTATTGTTAGTCGCAAACCCGGCAGACCACCAAAAATAATACAAGATGTTGATCGAACCAAAATTAATGAGGTAATCCATGACTCAAAAAGTCCTGATGGTATGCGAAGCGATACTAAGTCTAGAAAAATCAAACCTTAATTCTGGTGCAATTGAGGCGACTGTTACATCATGGGGCGCAAGAGAAGGCGCTGATGGTCGCAAATTCAATTATCAGCCAGAAGGTTTTATGCAATGGGCTGGTGAATTTTCCAAAGCTGGAAAACCCCTTCCAATGTTTCTAAATCACAATGCTGATTCCATGCCTATTGGTGAATGGACATCATTTGAATTTACCGACACAGGCATGACTGCTGCTGGACGTATTTACACAAATACTTCTGTTGGCAAAGACACATACACCATCATGAAGGAAAGTCCAACCATGTTTGGTGGTGTTTCTGTTGGTGCTTATGCTGAAGAATATCAATGGGTTAAAGAGGATGGATCGCCAATGACTGTTGGCTCTGATAATCCATATGATGATGGATATTTCCAAATCACTAAAGGTGGCTTGCGCGAAGTCAGTGTTGTTATGTATCCAAATAATCCAGTTGCTGAAGTGTCTCATTTGGAATATTTCCATCCTGATGGCAATGCAAATTTAAAAGTTTTGGAAAAGGCTTTGCGTGATGCAGGGCTACCCAAAAAAGATGCGGTCGCTGCCGTGTCTGTATTCAAGAAAGTGCTGGAAAAGCGTAATGCCCCGGTGTCTATTGAAAACGCCCCGCCTGAGCGTGATGCTGATGCGGAAGCGACCACGAACGCAGAAATTCTCGCGGCTCTTGAGCAACGTGAATTGATGCAAATTCTCTCAAAACGACTTAAAGGTTAATACCATGTCCAAAGAAATCATCGAAAAACTGGATGCAATTGAGGCGACTCAAGCTGCCAAAATTTCTGAAGTTACTGCTGCTGCTGATGTGAAAATCGAAGCCGCCAAAGTAGAAGTAAGCGAAAAGCTTTCTGCTCTGGAAGCCAAAATTTCCATGCTTCAAGCTCCTTCCATCATCAAGATTGCAAAGACCGTTCGCGGCGATGTGAATCGTGCTGTTAAAGAGCAATTGGCTAGTTATTACAAAGGTTCGCGCCAAGGCGAAAAAGAACTGAAAATGTTCGAAGACCAAGCTCAATACGATATGTATTTGAAAGAAGCTGCTGGTCTTGCTGCTGGTGGTGACGGTCAAGGTGGACGTACAACTTACGATCCAGTGTTTGTTGCTCTGCGTTTGGCTAACCAAATGCGCGGTCTTTCACGCACCGTGGCAACTGATGGCTCCAGCTATCAATTCCGCGTTAAAACTGGCAATGCTGGCGCTCAATGGGGTTATGCAATCCAGAACAACGGTACACCAACTACCGAGAACACCAGCATCTGGCAATTGGTTCTGAAAGACATTAATGTCCAGTTCCCGATTCGTACAGCCGCGCTGGATGACATCGATGGTCTGGAAGCCAATGTGGTTGATGATATGTTGATGGAATTTGCCCAAAGCGAAGCCCAATCAATGATCTCCAACAACGACCAATCTGGTACAGGTTCTTCTGTAACTACTGGCGGTGCTGATGGTCTGCGTGGTCTGAATCAATATCCCGGCGCAAACGGTACTTATGCTGGCGGCACTACTTCTGTAGCTGCTTTCGGTTCATCGGGTACTGGTTCTACTACTGGTTTGCACAGCCTTGCAACTTACGATCAGTTGACCTCAAACGTCAACACCGTGGGCGCAAACGCCATTGCATACAAAGACGTTATCAACATGATTTACGCCTTGCCACAACAGTACTGGACTGACAGCGCGAAGTTTATGGTTAGCCCAATCCTTCTGCAAGCAATCCGTGGTCTGCAAGACACCAATGGTCGTCCGATTTTCAACTCTGTTGAATCTCTCTCGGTTAACGGTATTGTTGGTCAACTGCTTGGCTTTGATGTTGTTGTTAACAAGTACTTGGATAGCCCAAGCCAGTTGACTACAGCCGCTGCTGGCACTGTGAGCAAGTACCCAATGTACTTTGGTGATTGGTCGCGTGGTCACACCATCATTGACCGTTTGAACATGGTTATGCGCCGTTATGACCAGACTTTGCCCGGTTACATCACCTTCTTTGGTGAAAAGCGTTTGGCTACATCGGTGCGCGATCCTAATGCGCTGATCCGCTATCGCTCGACTGCTACTGCTGCAAACTAAGCAGCTTTGATGGGGGGGCTACGGCCCTCCCATTTATGCCAACTTACTTGGAAAATAAATGAAGACCATTACCGAAAAACTACTCAGCGGCATCAAACAAACTCTGGAAACCGGAGAAAAAATCACAATTGATTTGCGTGAAGCATCGGCGCTGACAGGTGGCGGCGATGGTCAGGGCGGTAAGACATATTTTGATGACGCATTTGCAGAGTTGCGATATGCAAACCCATTTCGTCAAGCTGCACGAGTCGTAAAAGAATCTGGCTCAAGCGCACAATTTGTTGCAAAGACTGGCAACGCCGCAACACAAGCCAATCCTTGGGGTTATTCGTTTACCCCCAACACAGGAACGCCCGGCACAGATACTAGCATTTGGCAATTGCCGACTCGCGTAATTACTGCTCAATTGCCGATTCGCTCGGCTGCAATGTCAGACATTAATTATCTGAATGAAACCATTGTTGAAGATTTGATGCTAGAGTTTTCGGCTATCGAAGCCGCTTCAATGGCACGCAATAATGACCAATCAGGAACCACGACTACCACTACAGGTGGAACTGATGGTTTGCGCGGCATTTCAAGTTATCCAATCAGCACAACAGCGGCCTATGGAACAAGTGGCACAGCAATCACTAATGGTTTGCATACTTTAGCCGCCATTAGTCATAGTGCCACCGTGCCAGATTTCAATATGGTTGTTGATATGGTCAACTCCTTGCCGGGACAATATTGGTCTTTGCCCGGTACGGCTTGGCATATTCACCCATCCCTGATTTCTACAATTCGTAAATTAAAAAATACGGCTGGCCTGCCATTGTTTCAAGAAACTGGCGGCGCTGAAGGCGGTCAATTGGTTTCGATGATGGGATTCCCCGTCATTCCTAATGCTTATCTTGACGTTCCCGGTGTTGGCTCACGATCAATG